TTTGGACTCATTCATATGATTGGCGGATTGAGCCGTACCGCAACGGCGGCTCTCCGTCAATTATTAGATGCAGGAACATTATCTAATCTACCTGCAGGATTTAAACAAAGAGGCGTTAGAGTTAGAGATGAAGCAGCTCCAATACAACCAGGTGAGTTTAAAGATGTAGATGCACCGGGTGGTAGTTTAAGAGATGCATTCTTTCCGTTACCATACAAAGAACCATCTCAAACATTATTAAATTTATTAGGCATCGTTGTACAAGCTGGACAAAGATTTGCGGCGATTGCTGATATGCAAGTGGGCGATGGTAATCAAGCAGCAGCTGTTGGAACAACAATTGCATTATTAGAACGTGGTTCAAGAGTAATGTCTGCAATACACAAAAGATGTTATGCAGCTATGAAAGATGAATTTAAATTACTTGCAAAAGTTGTGTCACAATATTTACCACCAGAATATCCATACGATGTTGTAGGTGGTGCAAGAAATGTTAAACAAGCAGATTTTGACGATAGAATAGATGTGGTGCCAGTTGCAGATCCAAATATATTTTCTATGTCACAAAGAATTACACTCGCACAAACACAATTACAAATAGCAACATCTAATCCTGCGTTACATAATATGTACCAAGTATACAGAAACATGTATGAAGCCATAGGTGTTAAAAATGTAGACGCAGTTTTACCTGCACCAGCACCAAATGCACCAATGGACCCAAGTATGGAACACATAAATGCTTTAGCTGGTAAACCTTTTCAAGCTTTTCCTGGTCAAGATCACAGAGCACACATCACAGCTCACTTAAATTTTATGTCAACTAACATTGTTAGAAATAATCCTGCAGTTATGGCTGCAATACAAAAAAATATTTTAGAACATATCAGTTTGATGGCACAAGAACAGGTGCAATTAGAGTTTAGAGAACAATTACAACAAATGATGATGATGCAACAACAAGCTGCGATGAATCCACAAGTGGCACAACAGCTACAAGCACTTACAAATCAGGTTGAAGCAAGAAAATCTGTGTTGATTGCGGAGATGACAGAAGAATTTATGAAGGAAGAAAAGAAAATTACGTCACAATTTGATAATGATCCTCTTCTAAAACTAAAATCTAGAGAAGTTGACCTTCGTGCAATGGAAAATGAACGAAAAAGAGACAATGATGAGGCTCAACAAGACCTTGCAAGAGCAAGATTAATGCAACAAGGCGATATTGCAGAGGATAAAATGGAACAAAACGAAGATTTAGCTAAATTACGTGCTGGAGTTAGCCTTGCAAAGACTGGAGTTAACCAAGCTAAGGTAATGATAGAGGAATAATTATGCCATTAAACAAAAAAGGCAAAAAAATTATGAAATCTATGAAGAAACAGTATGGAAAAAAAAGGGGTGAAAAGATATTCTATGCATCTAAGAACAAAGGTGTTATAAAAGGAGTCAAAAAAGGAGCATAAATGCAAAAACTAGATAAAATACAAGAAGTTAAAGTTGCAGAACAGCAAATTGAAGTAGATCCTAGATCTAAAACAACTGCTGACAAAGCTTTTAACTATATTGCTACAGGAAAACCTGAGATGCCAGTTGGCGGTCAGAAAAGAATGTTAG